CCTGAATGACCGTGAGGAGTCTGACGAGGAAGGTAATCCTCTTTATGTCAAAGTCTTGGGTACAGTCAATGGTGAGCCTGCTATGGTTGACTCAGCAGAGCGTCTAGTAACCAAGGGACTCAAGAGCCAATGGACTGCACAGGTCAAGGACACGGCTGGCAAGCTGTTGGCACAGACTGACTGGATGATTGTACGCAAGGCTGAGAGAAACATCGATGTACCTGCTGCAGTGGCTACGAAGAGAGCCGCTATCGTTGCTGAGTGTGACAGGTTAGAAGCTGCTATTGCTGCCTGTACAGATGTAGAAGCACTTATTGCTGTGGTTAGCAACCAAAACTGGGGTGAATAATGTCATCAGTAGACCAAGTTAAAGGACAACTTGACACCCATGAAGCAGTGTGCGCTGAACGCTATGCAGGCATCAACGCTAGGCTAAAGAGACTAGAACAGATCCTGCTGGGAACTACTGGTTTCATCGTAATTCTGTTACTCAGTTTAGTTCTTAAAGTAGGTTAATATGAGCAGAAAAGTATCCGCTGTTACAACCAAGACCACTACTGCCAAGGAAACTATTCTTACGGTTCCTACCAAGAATACTGGTCTTTGGCAGTTAATGTATATCATTAGTCTTACTGGTAACGATACTCCAAAGGTCTACTGGTACGACTCTTCTACCAACACTGAGTACTTTATTGTTGGTGGTAAGAACTTAGGTGCTGGTGAGTTTATTAGATTAGACGGACAGGCAGAGGTAGTAATGCAAGCTGGTGATGAGATTCGAGTACAGAACTCAGGAACTAATACAGTAACTTACATAGCAACTGTAGAGTTCATGCCTGAAATGACAGTTCAGTTCCAATTCTAAAGGAGAATAGTATGCCAATGGTAGACGGAAAGAAATACCCTTACACCAAGAAGGGTAAACAAGCAGCAGCATCGGACAAGATCCGTAAACTTCGTAAAGAAGGTATGCCTCAGAAGCAGGCAGTTGCTGTTGGCCTAGCAATGACTGGTATGTCTAAGAAGAAAGCTGGTCGTGGACGATGAAACCAGGACTCTACGCTAACATCCAAGCCAAACGCAAGCGCATTAAAGAAGGCTCTGGCGAGAAGATGCGTAAGCCAGGCACTAAAGGTGCTCCTACAGCCAAAGCATTTAGAGAAGCTAAAAAGGCAGGCCTACTCGCAAGGCACTGGCATTAAAGAAATGGGACTGTTAAATGGCTAACAAGACTTACCTGCAGATGATTAACGATTTGCTTGTCCGCTTGCGAGAAGCAGAGGTGCCCGCTAATAATGCTAACTCATATTCTTCTTTAGTTGGTAAGTTTATTAACGATGCCAAGAGATATGTTGAAGATGCTTATGATTGGACAGCACTAGAGACAACTAAGACTGTCACTACTAGCAACGGTGTCTATAACTACACCATTACTGGCGCTGGTTTACGATTCCGTACAAAGCGTGTATTAAGCCAAGAAAGTGATTGGTTTCTCTCTATTGAGAATCCAAATGTAATGGAAGACTATCTGCGAAATAACACACAGCAAAGCGGTGCTCCTGATCGATTCTGCTATAAAGGTGCAGACTCCAATGGTGACGGTAAAGTATTATTCTTTCCTGTCCCTAATGGTGTGTACAACATTGACTTTGACTTGATTGTACCACAAAATGAACTGGCTAGTGACTCCACAGTCATCACAGTGCCTGATGTGCCTGTTATTCTTCGTGCCTATGCTATGGCTATTCGTGAACGTGGTGAAGACGGCGGAATCAGCGCATCTGAGGCCTTTGGAATAGCACAGCAGACCCTAGCAGACTATATTGCTATTGAGCAGGGACATAATGGTGCTGGAACTACTTGGGATGCTGTTTAATGGCTGAAGAGTTAGTAACAGCAACAATTTCTGCTCCTGGCTTTGCAGGCCTTAATACACAAGAGTCTTCTATTCAGTTAGACTCTGGCTTTGCATCGCAGGCCTTTAACTGTGTTATCGATAAGTTTGGTCGTATTGGTTCAAGAAAAGGCTGGTCAAAGGTTAATACTACTAACACTGACTTAGGGTCTAATCCTATTCAGTTTATGTTTGAGTTAGTGGATGCTTCTGGTAATCAGTTCCTTAGTGCTGGTAACAATAAACTATTTACTGGTACTACAACATTAACACAGAAGACAGTTAGAAACTCTACCGATAGTGGTGATGTAGCGTACACCATCACTGCCAATCACTGGCAGGCAGCGGCATTGCCTTATGGTGATGGTACTAGCGCATCGCCTCATGCCTTCCTTGTGCAAGCTGGTCACCCAATGTTGGTGTTCCACAAACTGGGCGCTACCTCACACGCACATACTGGTTCTTACGGCTTTCAGCAATTTGGTGATATTGGCACTCTTCCTACAGGCTATTCTACATCTGACTTCAAACCAAACTGTGCACTAGCTGCCTATGGCCGTATTTGGGTAGCAGACATTGTTGGTGATAGACAGACTGTGTATTTTAGTAGGCTTTTAGACGGCTCAGACTTTGATGGTGGCGACAGCGGATCACTGGCATTAAATTCAGTGTTCCCTAATAATGACCAGATTGTTGCACTAGCAGCACACAATGGTTTTTTAATTATCTTTGGTAGCAACAACATTGCTATCTATGCTAATCCTATCGATGTTACTACATTAACATTACAAGAATATATTCCTAATGTTGGTTGCATTGCTAGAGACTCTGTGGTATCAACAGGTACAGATGTTATATTCCTGTCTAACGGCGGTGTTCGTAGTTTAACACGTGTTATACAAGAAAAGTCTTTACCGTTTAGAGACTTGTCTAAGAATGTTCGTGATGAGTTGATGGCGCTGGTGACTAGCGAAACTAAGACAGCTATCAAAGCAGTTTATAATGAAGTAGAGGCTTTTTACTTATTAACTCTACCAACAACAAAGCAAACCTATTGCTTTGATATGCGCGGATTCTTGCCTGATGGCTCCAGCCGGATAACAATCTGGACTAGCATTGAACCTAAGTCACTCTTTGTTACTTCAGCAAAACTAATGTATCTAGGCATGACTGGGTATATTGGTCTGTATGATAATTATTTAGACGATACTGAAACGTATCGAATGATTTATTTTACTAACTATTTTGACTTACAGAAGCCTACAATACAGAAACTATTAAAGAGAGTAAACTGGGTTGTTGTTGGTGGCTCTCAACAAGAGGTAGTGACTAAATACGGATTTGACTATAAAGATGCTTATAGGTCTGTAACAGAAACATTACCAGCAGCGGATATTTCTGAGTATGGTACAGGGGAATACAACATTGCTGAGTATTCTTCTAACCGTATTATTGCAAAGTTTACAGAACAAGTAGGCGGTGCTGGTGTAGTAATACAGTTAGGATTTGAAACGGAAATTAATACTGAAGCAGTGTCAATTCAAAAGATTGATTGTTATGCTAAGTTAGGTAAGATTATTTAGGAGATATAAGTGTCTAATTACATTAAAGCTACTAACTTTGCAACTAAAGATGGACTTTCTACTGGAAATCCATTAAAGGTTGTTAAAGGTACAGAGATTGATGATGAGTTTAATGCTATTGCTGTTGCTGTAGCAACCAAAGCAGACACGGCGTCTCCTACCTTTACTGGTACGCCAGCGGCACCCACTGCATCGGCAGGCACTAATACAACACAGATTGCTACCACAGCGTTTGTTACTACTGCTCTACAGGCAGCATATCCTGTTGGCTCTATCTACATCAATGCTACCAACAGCACCAACCCAGGAACCCTGTTAGGATTCGGCACATGGACCGCCTTTGGTGCTGGTCGTATGATGGTTGGTTTCAATGCCTCTGATACGCTGTTTGATACTGCTGAAGAGACTGGTGGTTCTAAGGATGCTATCGTTGTCAGCCACACCCACACAGCCACTGTAACAGACCCAGGCCATACCCATACGCTATCACCAACAAACAGAGCTGTTTATAACTCCGGTGCTGGAGGCACTGCTGGTTTATCTAATGGTGGAGAACAGTTTACACAATTGACTATGAGTTCGGCAACTACTGGTATTACTGTTGCAAACAGCACTGAAGGTTCATCAGGCACCAATGCTAACCTACCGCCGTACATCACAGTTTATATGTGGAAGCGGACTGCTTGAAGGTACCAGTAGTACAGACAGATCAGTTTATTTTGTACATAGAGGATGTTGATGGTTATTGGTTTATACACTGTGATGTATTAACTAAATGGAATAAAGCAGTAAAGCATAATTTAAAGTTGTGGTTTAAAAGATTGACTGATGAGTGTGGTAAAGAATTGTTTGCTCTTCATACTCCGGAAGATAAGAAACATGAAAAGTTTTTAAAGATTTTTAATTTTTCTTATCTGCATTCTATTAAAGGAAATGATAGTAAAAATTATGATATTTATATCTGGAGATAGTTATGGGTATTGAAGCAGCGGTAATAGCTGGAGGTGCAGGTTTACTTGGCTCTGCTATGGCAGGCAGATCTGCTGAAAGAGCGGCAAGAACATCGGCAGATGCCCAACTGGAAGCAGCACGAATAGCGGCAGAGGAAGCCAGATTTAGGCCAGTAGGTATTACCTCTCGCTTCGGTACTTCTCAGTTTGCTTTTGATGGTGGTAGGTTAACTGGCGCAGGCTACCAAGCCTCACCAGAGGTACAGGCACTGCAGAACAGACTATCTGCATTGTACGGTACAAGCCTGGGGCAGGCAGAGGCGGCTCCAGCAGTAGCAGAGACGCTATTTGGCCTCGGTAGACAATATCTAGGTGAGAGTCCTGAAGCCATTAGGCAACAGTATTTTAGAGAACAACAGGCGCTACTGGAGCAACCACGTCAGGCAGAGGAACAGCGTCTTGCTGCCTCTGTATTTGGTCGTGGTCGTGCTGGTCTTAATGTAGGTGCCACAGGACAGCCAGAATTGGCTGCTCTTGCCTCTGCTAGGCGCCAGCAGGACCTGCAGTTAGCGGCGCAAGCAGAACAGGCTGCACAGCAGCGTAT